TATCTCTAAAGATAGGAAACCATTTAGCATCAGTAGGGATATCGTTTGCTAATAATCCTACCCACTCACTAGGCGGTCTTTTCTTACAACCAAAGGTAGGGTCTAGGTAAGCATTAACAGCCTCCCTAACCTGTCCAGGTATTTTAATGGGGTCTGGTTGTTGACTAACCCCTCCTAATAAATTAGGGATTGTTTGTGAAACAGCTGCCATAATTATCTACTAATAGCTTTATAAGGGAGGTATGTTTGAAACTCTCTTCCACCCGCTGAGTCGTTGAATACGTTGTAATCTCCCTGTTGTGTTTCATATTCAAGAACAGCTGCTCTAGCATTAGCTTCTTCTCTTTCTGAATACTTCACCACTTCATTAGAACCCACTGCTCTATTAGCAAAAAGGTTAGCTGCTCTAATGGTTATGTATTGCTTGAATACTTCAGGTAGATCTTCAAATTCAAAATACCAAAGAACCTTCAGATACTGAACATCATCAAATTCATAGGTGTGATCTCTCTTGTCATATAGGCGTGGGTTAGTTACACCTGCAGGTTTACGAATTACTGGTTCAATACTTGACCATTCTGTTTTATCTAGAGATAGAACATTGGCAGGGATATCAATAAATTTATTCGTGTCTGGAGTAAAAGGATAATCCTGCTCTGTATTGAATACCCATCCTTCTGATTGAAGAGCATTAGATACCTCATCGATCATTCCCTCTGCCAAGCTTGATAGAGGGTTGGATGTATTTAGGCTGGTAAGGGGTGCTTGTCCAATGTTGGACAGAATGATATTTACGGCTGCTAACTTAGTTAACTTAAATGTTGTTGCCATTTATTTTCTAGGGAATGGTAAGCCCCGAAGGGGAGATGAATCCCCTGGAGCAATAAATATTATTGAGCTTGTAGAGAACCAGCAACAGAAGTACGGAGTGAACCGACGCCCATGCTTAGCTTTCCTACGACTAGATCTCCTTGGTACTGGACACCGAAGTCGCCACTAGTGGTTTCGATGCTTGGTCCAAGAGTTTCTACGACTCCAGCTGCCTCCCTATGGAAGACAAGGCCACAGCAGGTAGCATTAGCATCTGCATAGTCGTTGTTCTCACCAGTAACAGCTGAGTTATAAGCAGCCATGAATGGGAGATTGTTTGATTTATATAGACGTATTCCAGCAATGCTATATAAACCTTTACCAGAATTGATGTCACCTTGAGATGCACCAAGTTCACGGTTTAGGATGTTTGTATCTACAGCACTTATAAGTCCTAGGTATTGCCTTGGATTTAAAATGCAGACACGTCCTTCCTGAGGAGCGTTGCGCTCATCAAGAACAGCAGCTGCTTCAAATAGACCATCTACGATCTTCTGAGCGTTGTACTGATTAGAGGAACCGATTGATACTTCAAAGCCTCCAGGCTCACCAGTTACTACTGATGATTCTCTGGATGCCATGTCAAGCTTTCTAGCAATTCTAAGGTCATAGAATTTTGCTAAAGCCTCACCGATCTGCTTACTTACTTCAGATCTGGTTGAGTACTGGGAAAGTAATTCGTCAAGGCTATATACAAATTGGCTACTTACAAGTAGATCATCTGCATTAATTGTTTTCTCATTAGCCTTGAGTGAGGTATCCCCTAGTATTGGGGTGCCAGGTGTGTGATCAAATATTCCATACTTTAATATGGGTCAGACTATATCATCTAGGTCGGACGCTATTCATGTATTACGTGACAAGATCGTGTCACCCCATGTAGTCGTTGCACCTTCCCTCCACGCTTGAAGGGCTTGGCTCAGAATTGCCATATCTTTTGACTTAGGTTTCTCTGAGTTCATCCGATTTATCCAGGGCAACACATTCACCCTGCGTTAAGTGTTCCTGTTAATAAGAACTGCTTAGACTTTCCACCTCGTAGTGTATAGCTACGAACTAGCCCTTTAAAGATGCTCGCTGAGTTGAATGCATTGAACACTTCTCCAGAGAACAGCTTTAAGGCTGTTGAATATTTATCGGCAAACGCATTTGACTGGTTGCCGTTCACCGCATTGGGGCGATGAAGATTAGCGATATTAGTCACTTTACTTTAAATAAGAGAAAGATATGTTTGGTCGTTCTTGATCAAATCCTTTTCAGTGAAAGTTATCCTCCGCAGAGGGCTTCCTCCTATTCTTGATTATTATCTATAGACCTAAATTCCCTTGCAAGGTTGCCAGATACAAAGCCTCCGACGGGGCTAATTAGTAAAGGGGGAATCGAACCCCCTTAAATCAACCATGATTACTTGGTGTATGGAACACCTCGATAAATTAGGGTTACTTTCATTGTTCATAAAAGCACCAGAGCCCCGTTCCATGCTCTGCTAGCCTGCGATCCTAAAAAAGGATTGAACGGACGCACCCATTAAAATTTGAATTTGGCGCCTACTTTTGTACCGTATGCTGTATCAGCTACTTCATCTGAGAGGAAGCTTACTTCTGCATAGATATCTAGTTTCTCAGATGCAGCTACAGAACCTCCGAGCTTGCCTGAAAAATTAGTATTGCCATCAGCACCATCAGCACCTGTGAAAGCTGGACCACCTTGGACATAGTATCCAAGTTGTCCTACCTCACCTTCATAACCAATATGTAAATCAGTTGTTCTAGATGTATAGTCGTTACCTGTATATGACGCATTAGATTCTACGTTCACATAAGTTCCTGCAAATGCAGGGGCAGATAAGATAGATGCTGTAAGTGCTACTACAAGTTTATTCATTGTTTAAAATACCTAGGATCAATGGCGGGTACGATTGTTTCGGGCCGCCACATATCTAAAAAATGCCAGGTATTAATTGTCCTGTTAAAGCATAAGCACCAATACCAGCAACAATGCCAATCATGGCTAGCTGACCATTAAGACGCTCTGCGTGTTCAACAAAAAACTTTACTTCTTCTGAGTTCATGATTGTAATAAGTTGGTACTACGGGATAATCTGTCTTCTATGTCCTGACGGAAAGCAGGGTCTGTTGAATATCTAGGGTCAGCTATATCTCTAGCTAACTCAGCTTGGGATCTGTAAGGTTTAATACCATCAGAGGCGGTAGCTTTACCTGTAACTAAGGGAGCTTCATAACCTACGTCTCCTTTCCATCTACCATTCAAAGCCTCAACTGCAAACTTAATTGCTGTGAAATTACCTGAGCTTGTTATCTTATTAAATTCTTTAGCTTCAGATTTCTCTAGGTTTTGTGATGCCCATTGCATCATCTCTCCATACTCTTTCTCCCCTCCAGCAATGTTTTTAACATCTTGGATTTGAGTTGCTTGGAGTTCACTAGCGGTTTGATTCTTACCATAGAAATCTACATAAGCTTTGATGAGATCTTTTGAATCCATCTTGGCAAGCTCATCAATAGATTCCTCTGATAACTTTCCACCTTGTTTATACTCGTCGGCGGCTTTAGTTAGAGCTGGAGAAGTTTCTGTCTGACTCTCTGTAGTCTCCTCAGAATCTTCTGCTCTTTCCTGAGTAGTCTCCTCAGTTGTAGTCTCCTCTGCTTGCGGCTCCTTTTCTTCAGAACGTTTTTTCTCAAGTTCCTGATAAGCCTTAAGAAGATCTTCTTGGGTTTTGAATTTGCCACCGATTAAGTCTGCTGATTCATTTTCTTTCTTAGTGCGATCCCATTCAGCTTCTCTATCTTCTTGTAGTGCAGCCTCTAACTTTTCCCCTTGGGCTAAAGCTTGAGCTTCTGCATCCTGTTGTTCTTGGGATGGTCCTTCATCTGAAGGATCAAAGGTGAGTTGTTGTGCCATGTATTAATGAAGGATTGTTCTTACTGTTCCAAAGCTTGGAGTCACAGGTTCTTTTCTTGAATATTTACCTGCATTAGCAGCTGCCTCTGTTGGGGCTTCTACTTTCTTTTTAACTGAGTAATCAATTTCTTTTGGTAGAGCTTGTATTACTTCTGTTGCTTCCCACGTTTCTGATCCGCCTTGGTACTTGCCATCAGATTGGCGGCCCCTCTTGCGCTGTGCGGGCTTGCTCTTCGGCTTGCTGCTTGACGATATCGGGGTCTTGGGTTTGTTGGACGCCATTTACTAATTGTTCTCCCATAGGTGATTTTGCTAGCTGTCCAGCTTGGCCGACTAATGATTGAGTCATTGCCTGCTGTTGAGCTTGTTGTTGTTCCTGCTCCATAGTTGCAGGGTCTTTAATTAAGTTGAGAGTATCTATCCCTGAAGCAGCGGCTAAACGTTTAAGAAATTCCCCAGGAGCTATGTA